TCATTAACCTAGACTCAATGGTAACTGATTTTTCTTCATGTGCTACAGATTCAGAATATTCAGCATGAGTCATTCCGCCTTTTACAACTTCTAGCATATATTTGTAATATGGGTCATCTTGACTTGGTATCTTTTTATTTAATACTTCAGTTTGAAAATTACTTTTCACATTTAAGAGTAACTCTTGAATAGTTGGTCTTTCTTTATCAAAGTAATTAAGTACTGGAATCCTATCTTGAAAATGTTCTTTATCCCAAAAGAAGAAAAATGTTCTTTTACGATATTGAGGACTGCCATGATTTAAACTTTTAGTAAGATAAATGGAGAAGTTGTACCCATTTTCTTGGCCAAGATGGTACAACTTCTCTCTCATGAATGCACCTATTTTTCCAGCCAGACCTGGTGCATTCTCTCCCCACAGTACTTTTGGTCTGACCTGTTTTAAAACATACTCAGATGATTTTTCCATCCACTGATTATTTTCGTTTTGCTCTCCGTGAGAATTATGATAAGTACTTAAACCTGCACATGGACATACAGATGAAACAACATCTACATTTTCCAGTTTTACACCAGGGTTTTCATCTAGTACATGATAAGGAACATCAATATTATTATCTTTATAATGCTTAATGAGATGTTCTTCATTACCCATAAATCCAGAATATGTCATTAGATATTCTGGTGTTTTTCCATAAGCTTCATCTGAAGCCAAAATTTCACCACCAATTAGTGGAACTATACCTGCATGTTTCATCCGAAAAACTCCTCCAAAGAATTAGATGCCTTTGCTTTCATTGCATCCTTATATGCCTTTGACCATTGAATATGGCAAGTAACTCGTTCCTCGCCTTTCCATGGACCATTGGCTAATGTTTTTGTTTTTAATGAAACATAGTCTGGGTACATTTCAGCAAGTTTTCTGTGTACCTCATTACTTAATTCCACTGTTCGATATTCTGAACATCCGCCTTTTGCATTTGTAGCAGAAATAGAAACTCTATATCTTGTTGTAATTCTGTTTGCAAATCCTTGTGTTAACAACTGTAAGTTTGCATGGAAATCTTGCGATGTAGGTAATTTATCCCACACAATATTTCTTGGTAAATTTTTAGAATCAAAATAAGAATTAGTCATAATCCTTACATTGTTTTGATGTGGCCAGTATTTTAAATCTGGTACAACCCAAGATGTTGAGAATCCGCCATGATAAATTTGCTCTTCGTCCATCCATTTATTGAATGTATTGAAAGCATCATCAAACTCTTCTCCTGTCATATCTCTAGTTTCCCATTTGGTATCTAGATGTTCTGGTGCTGGGCCTTTATATTTAAAGTACTCCATGTCGTCATCGAGTACCATGTGTCTAGTGCCATAAAATTCATCCCAAATCCATTGTCTAGTAGGTGATAAACCTTTTACTGACTCTGGTAATGGTAATACTTTATCGCCATAGATGTCTCTCATTTCGTCAACCTCATGCGGTTGAACAGTAAATTTTACTTTTGCTTTCCACTTATCAGGTAGATTATTATAAGTTTTTTGCTTATGGATTCTACCTAATGTGGGAATGATTAAATGTTCCATTATGCTCCTGATATAGTTCTGGCTAGGTTATTAATTAAAAACATTAATCCTACGCCATTTAATAAGATTAGTGCTCTATCTTTCCAAATAAAGGAAACAATTGTCCATAAGAATATGCCAATTATAGATAAATATAAGTCGTAAATTTGCATACCTTCAACACCTCTAATTGACATAGCAAATAAAACGAATGCTGATGCAATCCATTTTAAATACCAATCAATCGTATACTTGGGTGTTGCCGATTTGTAAATTCGTTTTGAATTTTTTAGTTCTTCTTTACTGTATTCGCTCATAACTAATGTCTGCCTCACTTAATAATTCTATAGTTGTTTCGTTATGTTCTTTCCAAATATCTGGTACATCGTCTCCACATTCGTAAACGACTCTTTTGACTCCGACTTGTATTAGTCCTTTAGCACATTCGCTACAAACCGGAAGCCCTGAAATATATATAGTAGCTCCTTGTAGTGAAACTCCGTTAAATGTTGCGTTGTAAATACAATTCATTTCAGCATGTACAACATACTTATACTTTTCAGTTCTGTCAGTATATCTGAGTTCAGTATCTTCAATACCTCTAGGAAATCCATTATAACCTTGAGCAAGTACTTGTCCTTTATCGCCAATTGCTACTGCACCAATTTGTTTACTTGGGTCTTTTGACCAAGAAGCAATTTCTTTGGCCAGACCGATATATCTTTTATCCCATTTATTCTGTTTAACGTGGGCAAATTCAAATTTATTTGACAAGTTCAAAGTGCCTCTCATACACATGTAAATTTTGCACTTGCCAATAAATATCACCAGCTTGTACATCAATATTATTAAAAGTTAATTCGTTTGCCATTGTATCTCTAACATGTTTCTGCCATGCAAAGTCATTACGATAACCAAAGATAACATCATTACTACGCATTTGAATAACGCAATCTAGGTAACCATCACGAATATAATATGTTACAGCATTAGTACAAATAAAATCATTTTTACCATTTTCATTATACTCAAGCCAAATGCTTGGACGATTGTAAACCATACATGCTCTGCGAGAGTCTGGGTTTTTAATTAATTCTTCAAGTGCATTTTCATATTGTTCAAAGTATTTCTCACCATAAATTAGTAAGCCATAATTAGAATTAATTTCGCCATGTTTGTTTGCAGTATATTTCCATGCTTGTGGTGGTTCCATATCGTTACCTACAGCATCTACACCTCTGTTAATATCATAAATGTTTGTTGACTCAGAATCATACCATTCAATTTCTTGTTCAATATACTGTGCGTTTGGAGTACCAAAGATAGCATCTTCATCTGCAATAAATGAAGCACCAATAAGTTCAATAGTCTTTTGGCCTGTTTTATCAATAGTAAAATTTTCGTTACCTAGCTCATTTTTAAAATGAGTCCTAATATCATTAACTGTCTGATGCATCTTTACTCCTGTTGAAAATATCATTGTTTGGATTTTGACCTGGGATACCATCTCTGCAGTAAGCTACAAAGAATGATGAATAGTTAATTAAATCTTTAGCTGAGTCTTCGAGTGATTCGAAGTTTGGTTGATAGTTATCAGATTGCATAGCTTCCATAACAGATAGCATTCTTAGCATTTTGGCATGCATAATATCATGAATGGTTGTGATACCATTCGGATAGTAATCAGCTTGACTTATTTTAGAATTAGGATTCTGATAATCGTTGGATTTTTTGGTTTGTAATTCTGCACATTCTTGCAGGACTTTTAAAGATTCTTTCATAATAACTCCATAATTTAATAGTATTATACCATAAACTCACGTAAATGTACAGGGTTTTTTTAATTATTTTCGTAAATAATTCCTTGCTCATTAAGTGCTTCTCTATTCCAAAGATGTCCTTGTTTTGTATCATCTTTAGATTGACCTAGATACGGCACTGCATGATATTCATCAATTTGTTGTTGGTTGATACTATATGAACTATTTCCAATAAAAAGTTCTCCAAGTATTCTACCAAACTTTCCTTTATCATGTGATACCATTTGTATTTCTTGGCCATCTAACATTTTAACTAAATTTGCTTTACTTGCTTTACCATAAAATTTTTCTTCTAAATCACGAGTCCTAGATTCAGGTGTATCAATACCCATCATTCTAACTCTTTGCTTTTTATAAATCATTCCAAATCCTAAATCGACATCTACATCAACTGTATCGCCATCTACGACTCGTGTAACGTGTACTTTATATCTGTACATTATTCTTCTTCTCCTATAATTGCTCTAACATGTTCTGAATGAACTATTACAGCTGCGTTTCCTTCTACATTTACTGGCATAGATTTCGACCAATCTAGGAAAACTCTTTGGCCTCTTTTCAATTGGCCATTTGCTCCTGAACCTACTGATAGAACTAAACCAGGTTTACTTGCTTTATCAATTGATTCCGTTAATATAATTCCACCAGCTGTTTGTTTATCTTCTACAACTTCAGCTATTAATACATTGTCTGCTAACATTTTCATAATTTTTTCCTATTTGTAGAATATGTGGTCATCAATTTGAGTCACATATTCAAGTTGGTCTGCCCAATACGGCAGAATGTAATCTGCATGATACCATAAGGCACCTTCAGTAATATCTTTATACTTTCCCGTCAATGCTAAATCTGCAATATAAAGCGATTTAATCCAAGTCTTGGAATCAACCGGTTCATCAGATTTTCCATCACAATACCAGCTAAACTGACACTGATTTCTAATTGGAACTTCATTGCCTTTCCAATTTGTGAATGTTTTGGCTTGATAGATTACACCACATACTGTATTGGGGAATTGTAAATCTTCCATTCTATTTATAACAACATGTGCTACAGCCAATTTACCAGCAAATGATTGATTAGCAGATTCAAAATAAATATTTTGTGCCATACAATATCTGTCATAAGTTTCTTCTTCCTCAGTAGCAAATGCATGAGGTAATGTTAAGACTGCAACTACTAATGCTGCAATCCATAATGAGATTTTTCCATAGTCTGGATTATTCATCTAATTTCTCCTTAATATAATCTTTTATTGAAACTTTAGCCGACCAACCTAGGTCTTTTAATTTTTCATTTTTAACATCAGCATCTAAACGATTTGCTGAATTTCCTTGAACCATTTTTGCACCACAGCCCATCATATTTACTAGTTGTAAAATTGAATAACTTTCATCAGATGCAATTCCATAATCATCTCCGTAACCTTTTAATCCAGCTTCTAATAATCCATGAATAGTATCACTAATATGTGTGAAGTTTCTTTTTTGTATTCCTGGTTCTGTAACTGGTAATTCTTTGGCACCTTCGCTTATAAGGTTCAAATACTTACCGATGACAGTTGCATATTTACCTTCATTAATTTCATTATCTCCATATACATTATAAAAGTATACAATTGTATAATCTAGGCCAAACCATTTAGAATAATTTTTAAGATACTCTGTGTTGTTTGCTTTTGTATATGCATAAGGACTCATTGTTGAGCCTTCTTTATCTCTAGTGAATTTTGTAGATGAACCCGAATAAATTATTTTAGCATTTTGGTGTTTAGCAAATTGTAATACTGCTGGGAATGTTAAATAATTAGATTCAATTACTTTTTCATAATCTTCAAAACTAGCTTCGACTCTAGCGTATTCTCCTAAATGCCAAATGTATTCAAATTTATCTTCTCTATGTCTCCAAATATCAAATAAACAAAATGCATCGCCATAAAAATATGCAGCACCTTTGTGTTTTGTATTACCTGTAGAATGATTGTCTAATACTGATACATCGTGTCCACTATCTAATAATGTTTTTACTAAGTGTGAACCAATAAATCCACAACCGCCTGTTACTAAATGTCTTGCCATTAAATATTATTCCTAAAAACGAACTCTATAGCTCTCTCAGCTTCTCTACCAATATCTCTTTTTGAATACCAATTACCAGTATCATTATCTAAATCTCTACAGAGATACTCGATTTCTTTTGATGTAATTGGATATCCTTTAGACATAGCATTACCTGCAGTCGATACCATAATCTGATACATTTTACTATACCAGCCAGTTCCATTAATTGTTTTATATTCTTCAACTTGATTTTTGTTTACAAAAGGACAGTCCATATATCCGGTCCAAGAATAGTTAGTGTTGTTAAGTTGTCCTTTTCTGTGTTCGATGAGTCCTTTTTTGATTGCATCTGGTAGCTTATCGAAAAATGATTCATTTGGTACAACGTATCTGTGTTTTTCCATGAGTGCCATTGGTTCCATAAGTTTTCCATCATGTGAGAATATGAAATTGAAAGCTCCGTCGTATTGACTTGGTACGTAGTACATTCTGGATAAGTCTTTAGTTTGTGCATCTGCGATATCTCCTATCTCTTTATTTAACGCATACCAAAAGTGTTTGATTTTATCTGCTGGAACAGCTTCAGTTAGTGGAAATACTAAACGAAACTTTGGTTTTTCTATAGTAGATGATGCTGTTGAATAACAAACATATCTGTATTGAGAATATTTCTTTTCGATATCTTTTACATCACCATCATAGTCATCAATATCAAGGATGCCGAAACCACCCCAGCCCGTGACATTGGAATTTGCTCGAGTAGTTTCGGTCTTATAAATTGCTGGACTAATTAAAGGTGCATCTTTTTTCTTAAGATACTTTTTCTGTTCTGCTAAACGATATAAAACTTGCTCAAACTCATCGAATGAATTGTAGTCCATTCGTTTTTCAGTTTTGTTATCGTATATCGAATCAAATATTGTTAAAGAAACCATGATTACCGCTGTGGTCTGGACCCTCCCAGCCTTCTGGTTTAATTAAATCTGGCAATCCAAGTGGATTTGGCCTAGATTCTTTTACACCTACTTCTTTTGAAAGATTTGCTTTGAGTACTTCGTCCCATGCTTTATATGGGTCAATCCCGAATGCGTCAAGTGTACCAATAGCAACAACACATAAATCAATTAATCCATCGACAATTTCTTCTGGGTCATTATTTGTAAGAGCTGCTTCTGTTTCCATTAGTTCTTCTCTTATAAACTTAACTCTAAATTCTAGATACTTACGTAGCTTTTCAGCATCGTCTTTATTCTTGTGCATCCACATCTTTACGCCATATTTGTAGTGCATATCTGATATGTCTTTTACCCAATCTTTACTCATTATAGTCTCCATTAACTATTTGTTCTACTTCTGATGCAATATGATTTGCACCTAATAGTTTTGTTATCTCAATTACTTCTGGTAGAATCTTTATTGCTTGCATATATGTAAGTTCTCTCCAATTCTTTAAAACATAATTGTGTTTATTATCGTTACTCAGTTGAGCATTTACCCACTTATATCTATAACCAAATTTTTTATCCATTTCGTCATGTAAATATGTCTCGAGCTTTCGACCATTAGCAAACTTAACTGTATCAGCTGCATTCTTAATAAATAGATATCTAACTCTTAAGTCTTCAACATCATAATCACCTGCTGCCAAAAGCATCTTAATTGGATGTGCTCCCTTTGGTACAGTGACTGCTCTTGTTCTACCAATAATATCTCTAAGCGCGGTTCCGATATATCCAATGTCTCCGTGAATAACTTTTTCGCCAATTTTTTCTAAATCGTTTTTATGTGCCCATTGATATACCCCATGGATTTGATTTCCTCCTGGGTCTTTAGAACCAGTAAATTTGCCATATTCTGTTACCCATTCTTCATATTGAGGAACTGATAGCGTAGGTACTTCGTCTGCCTTTATCCAATCTGTTACATGTTCAATTGTTTTTATCATTTTGGTACTATGATATCCTTGTTAGGTACTTGGATTGATGGTCCTTTTTTACCTGACATTTGGTTAACCTGGTCAGCAAGTTGGCCAACTGGTTTTACCGTAAATAATACGTGTTTGTTACTAATTGTAACGCCTTTGTGTGCTTCTGTGTAAGCCATAAAAGGAATAAAAGCGATTTTACCTTCACCACCTGGCAATAGGTTATAACCGTTTTCAATTGTAAGTGAATCAGTTCCTAATGTAACATCACCAACAATTTCTTCTCCTGATACGAGTCTTACTAGAAGTTGTTCAGTTTTTAGTTCTTTCATAAGTTTTCTCCATTTTGTAGTATTATACCATACTTATTAATAAATGTACAGTGTTTATCCAAAGAAATCCTCCAATGTAGATATCTCTTCAGGTGACCACCCTACAGCATCCAATACTGGTTGAATTGGGTCCAAGAATGTTTTTTGGAATTGCAATTCAAAGTCAATATATTTGTGTAAACCAAATTCGTCTGGTAAGTAATCAGGGAATGCGATTACATTTTCATGTATACGATTTGGCGTTTTCAAATAGACGAATTTAATCTTTTCGCCGTTTTTGATTTTTGTGTATTTTTTATTTAATGAAAGGTCATCAACTTGGCTGTTGTATAATAATGAGCCTCTGACATGGATTGGTGTACCTTTTCTGTAAATAGTTGTATTACCTTTGTATTCTCTAACTTTGGATACGCCACGAGGGAATGCAATTTCATGTGGCTGTAATGTATTAAAGTAATTTTTAAAATGGTCAATAGCTTGTTGAGTTTGGCTTTCGTTACCACTCATAATAACTTTGAATATCTGTTTAAGAGCATCACGACATGGCTCAGGTGTTGACGATTTAATAGCTTCAATACCCATAATCTTGAGTTTAGGTTCAGCATATCGAACACCTTCGTTATCATGGACGTTTAGAATATATCGCTTTTTAGCCGTCCACAATCCTTTGTCTGCAATAGCTTCTCGTTTCATTACCATACGATTATCAATGCCACCAAACATAGAATATAATTCGTCATATGACTTTTCGAGTACTGGCTCTAGATTTTGTGCACAGACTTTATCAAGGAAGTCGATAGGATTAGGTGGATTGATTGCTTTTACTAAATCATCTAGGCATACATACAATGAATCTGTGTCGATTGCGAGGACATAGTCTTTCCAGGTTTTTCCTTTTCGCAAGGTTTTATTGAGGTGGGCGTTGATTGCATATTCGGCCCATCGTATTGTAAGTTGTCCGGTGAGTGTAATTGCTTCTGCGATTCTCTGGTCAAAGAATCTAAAGTATTTATTCCCCATAGCACCATAGAGAGAATTAAGAAGAATTTTAATTGCCATCTGTCTATTCTCGGACAGTGAAATTTCCCTTTCAATCGAGTAAAGCTCTTGTTTATCATTTTTATCTACCTTTTGTAATTTCTTTTGAGCATTAATCATTTCCCTTTTAATGCCAACCCTTTCGTTATACATGTCGTCAATAATCGCTGGAAGAATACCTTGCTTTTCTGTTCTGAAGTATTGTCCATTTGCGGCTAGGGCTTTGCCTTTATTGTCGATGTTTTGTGATTTGGTGAGGACAGCTTCGATATCAACTTTAGTAACTTCTCCATCTGCAATAGTTTCAGGTGACATATTGTATTGCATAATGATAGAAGGATATAGTGAGTTGAGGTCGAAGCTGACCACGTTGTCATGAATACCAACCAATGGGTCTTTTACGAAACCACCAGGATAATTAGTTTTTGTTTTATCTTCTGAGAATGGAACAACCATTTTATTATCTGTCAATTTACGATAAATGATTGTGTCCCATATAGCAGTTGTGCCAAAAGTATCAGAATAGTTTACACCTGCTTTATATGCGATTGTCATTGCAAGAGTAATAAGTCCCATCTTATCTTCTAGTCTATCAACCAACTCAACGTCTTTGATATTATAATCAATAAACTTTTGGAAATCGTTTTTATATAAACTGTAAATTGAACCATATTCTTCGTATGACAATTTCTTTTCGCCAAGTACGACATTTGCAATATGGTCGAGTTTGTAAGATTCTTGAGCACCGTATGAGTAACCAAACTTAATGAATAGCTCTAGGTAATCCATATTAGATATACCTTTTAATTCATAAGCAACTTGTGTTCTGCCTTGTTTAGTAATTTCTCTACGTTCAATCATTCCCCAAGGACTTAGTCGCTTAGAGAATTGTTCGCCAAGAAGTTTTAGAATTCTGTTATGTAAATATGGAATATCAAAGAATCTTGTATTCCAACCAGTAATAACATCTGGTGAATGTGTTGTTGAATCCCAATGACCAATAAAATCAATTAACAAACTAGATTCTTGTTCGAATCTTTTATAGACCACACGGTGGGTTTTCATAATAGTATTTTCAACATTATAATCACCGAGTCCCCAGACGTAGTAAGTATTATCGATATTGTTTTTGATAGTAATAGCTGTAATGACATTGTCTGCTCTATCTGGCTCTGGGAATCCGTCGTCTGATGCGACCTCGATGTCGATTGTTGTTACGTTAATTAGATTACGATTGAATTCAATCTGTCCAGGGAATTCATCGTTAATAAAGGTAGAAATATAACGAGTGTTTCCAAAGATATCTCTACCAGCTACATCTTTGTTTACGCCAATCCAATCTTTGGCTTCTCGCATGGATTCAAATCTGACTTCTCCGACTGGAGTTCCGTCAAGTGCTTTCCATGATGTTGGACGGTTTGTTGAAACATATAGTTTCGGACCGTATTTGATTTTTTGTGTTACACGTTTTCCATTTTCATAACCACGATATAATAGCATATTGCCATATCGGGATACGTTTGTGTAGAATTTCATCATATAATTGTCACCTTGTATATTATATATTATACCATACTATCATAGGTTTGTACAGTGTTTTTTGAAAAAAGTGGAGGGAGACTGCTCTCCCCCCGCATGAGTTTTCAATTGGAAGCTAGAAGTTTTGACTAGTCATGAGTATAATGGACGGTGCAATACCTAATATTGCTCCTCCTGTTAGTAACATGATAGTTACTCCTCCTAGGGCCTCCGCAATGTCCTCGTGTTTTTCTACGAAATGCATAAGTGCTTTCATTGCTGTTCTCCAGTAAAAAAGTTTATTACTTATCTACTAGGTTTTCGCTGCTCACCAGAATCTATTCTTGAATAAATTCCTTCTTCTTTGATGCCCCAGCAGACCCTATTTGAATCTTCCTAGGACGCCTTTCCTCGGGAACCTCTACTCTGGCATACACCACTAGTATTCCGTTCTCTAAATCGGCACCATCTATTACGACAAATTCTGAGAGACGGAAGCTCTTCTCAAATTTGCGGGATGATATACCTTTATAAGCATATTCACGTTCGTCATTTTCAACTTTACCTCTTACCTTAAGAATGCCATCCTTGACTTCAAGTTCAACATCATCTTTAGTAAATCCAGCAACAGCCATCTCGATAAGGAATTGTTCCTCATCGACTTTCACGATGTTGTGTGGTGGGTAATTGTCATTCCCTGACCTAGCGGATGTGTGAATCCTTTCTAGTTCATCGAACAGGCCTTCAAAGCCTACAAAAAGTGAACGAGGTACGTTCAAAGTATTTCTAACCATCTTATTTCCTCCTATTATTAAGCAAGGGTTATTAATATTATGAGACCCGGTTATCCGGCATCTCGGTTTTATTTATAAGATTTTTTATCTTATATGTGTATTATACCAGGTTTTAATTGATTTGTACAGTGTTAATTAGTCTCTAGGACCAAAATATTTTTCCCACGATGTTGAAGGTTGAGGGAATTGTACTAAATTTAAAGTATCGGGTTTATATCCATCTGGCCAATAAGGTAAGTCAATCCAAGGGATTAGATAATCATCGATGTGATGCAATTTTCCAGCTGCTTCGTATCTTTTAAAATACTGAATAAAAACAGTCATCCAATCTAACCATCCACGACCATGGTTTTTATCATTTGCTAATGATACAATTCCGCCTATTCTTTGGTCATAAACATAAGTTGGATAAAGGTCATTCATAGCTCTTACGTCTAGTAAACCTTTTTTGCCAGCGTCTTTTACTTCTAGGTAATTAATTACGTCTTCACCTACTAGCAAATCTTCTGGAAACTGTGCATATTCTACTGCTTTACGAGAATACCATGTGACTCTATTATGTGATTCACAGCCATTAACATAATCATGTTCGTATTTTGTTAATTCTTGGTGAGCATCAGATAACAGTGTTAAGTATGGACTTCCTTTTTCAATCCAATTTCCGGCCATGGCCCAATCCCACCAGCCCTGGGGCCTTAAGAAACATCTATATCCACGTCCGGCAATGTGTTCTTGATTATTAGGGTCTAATGCATGTCGGTGTGATGACCTTATTGCATCGTCCCATCGCATGTGCCAACTATAACCTTCGTTTGGAATAATACCATATTGGTTTTCTATTGAAATTACATCTGGAGGTGTAGGCCTTACCCAATCATCAGGTGCACCAGCTGCTGTAGCATGTGCTTCTGGATTTGCAAGTGCTTTATATAAGTAAATTCCATGAGGTGTTAAAAAGTCATCACCATCTATCATTACCATATAGTCATCGTCAGATTTTAAAAATTCAGTAAGAACAGAGTTTTTACCTTTTGAAGGTCCTCCATTACTTTTTGTAGATACCCAAGATATCCCTTCTGAATCAAGCCATTCTGTAGCAGTGGCTTTAAAATTATCATTTCTTGTATTAATTACAAATTTTACTTCTGACTTATCGAGTGTTTGACTTTGACTACCGTCCCACATGCGCTTATGCCTTTTCATTGCGGCAACGCCTCGTGTAATTAATACATAGAATCCTAGCTTCTTAGCTGACATATTAAATCCTAAATTGGGTAGATTGGCCAAACAACACTATTTGGAAAAGTTTCCTGTTTAGTGATATCTCTTAAAGCTTTTCTATAAGCTTTCATTTCATCACTCATTGTTCTATCTGATAAAGCAAAAATATCAGTTATACCAATCTCTTGATTTCTTCTTTCTCTAATTTGAAAAGCCATGTCTTCAGGTGATTTTTCTGTAACTGTAAATTTTTTATATTTAGTAGTAGCATCTTCAGTCCATTCCCATGTTAAGTCAGAAACTTGTGGGTCAAAATCTGGTTCATCTGAAAGAACAATTTCTTTAATTGTTTTAGTAGGTTCAGCAACTACATAATTATCTACAACACCTTTAGTTTTTTTCCACCATTTTGCAGCTACTGAAGCATTTTTTTCTGCAAGGGCGTGTAAATAGTCATCGTCAAAACTATCTGGTAAACCCATTTTTCTATACCAATCATTGTGTCCCTCATTTTGGTATTTAACAAGTACTTGCTTATTAATTAAATCTACTTTTTCAATTGTATATGTTATCATAATTTCTCCTTAATAAAAATAAAAGTATACTTCATTACCTGAGCCTGTCAGTTCGTCAGCTCGAGCTCCAGAATAAAGCATTTGTGCGGCATGTTTATATTTGTTTTGATGGCCTGTAAAAAATGAGTTGGCCACCCAATTGTATCTTGAATTCCATGCATTTGAATAGTGTATACCGTAAGCGCTTGGGTTTGTGTTAGATAAAGCTTTGGTATGATACAAATCAAAATATCCAGTTGTTTGTGTCCCTGACTGGCCAGCTGGTAAAGTCCCATATGCTTGTCTAGGGAATGTGTATACAGTATTTGCACTAGTTGTTGTAGTGGCATAGCCATATCCATCTGCTACTATATAGCTTGAAGATGATCCTCCGCCCCATGGATTGTATACGCTTCCAGGTGCGTGTGGTAGACTATCACAAAATGCTGAACAGTTGCTCCACCCACTGGTCGTTGAAGTATTAATAGATATTAAAAGATTAACACCACTTCCTGCGACTGTTTGACCTGCACTAGCACTTTGCGTGGCTTGGCCTCCCATATAACCAGACAACTCAGCAACTATACCTCTAATATCTGTTGTATCTGTTAAAACGTCAGCTGTTCTACTTTCGGTTCCAAATGCAGCAGCTGATTCTCCGCTTTCAGCTACGTAATATGAACTTCCTTGATATTCACTAAATCCATATCGTGTAGCACTGTCGCTGGATTCTCCAGCTTCTATTCTAACAGTTTGTTTACTTGTACCGCGCATATCATCTACGCTAATAGTTCCAGAAACTGGTACATCATGATACGGGTCTGCATCATAATAGCCATTTATTCCGAACGGTGAAGAACCTTGATATACATCGTACTCAAGTTCTATTTCAGAAAATGCTAATGAACCATTTGTTGTTAGTGTACTCATTTAATCTCCTATAATTTACTATTATTTATAAGACTTTTACTGCTTATTCGAGTTACCAATGTTATATTTTGGACATAATTCCCAATGAGCTTTTTCTTTAAAAGGTATAACCTTAATTTGTCTCAATGGTGCAAGTTCTGTTACAGGGCCTTTTTTAATTATACTAATTAAACCCCAATCAGCCAATAAGGTGGCAATTG